GAGATTGCAGAAGAATTAACTGAAGAGACATTTGGTTTATATAACAAAATAAATAAACCTAAAATAATGAGAAGTCTTGGCGCTCCTGTGTTTTTATTTCAAACATATATCAGTCAGATGATGGGTGTCTTTTTAAGAATGTTGACTGCAGGTAATAAGAATAGAAAATACACAGGGCAAAAAATATTTGGCAGAATGATGTTAGCTATATTCTTATCTGCTGGTTTCTTTGGTTTACCTGGTGGAGAAGATGGTGCATTTTTATTTGATTTAATTAGAAAAATATATACAGGAGTAGACAAAGATTTAAGACAAGATTTCAGAGTAATGCTTGATGATTTAGGCACACCTAAATTTTTAATCGAAGCAGCTGAGAACGGATTGATAAATGCTGTTGCAAATGTGGACATAAATAAAAGAATTGCATTTAGATTTCCAGGATCTGATCAAGCAAGAGCTGCTCTTAATATATTAGGAGCTCCAGTGCCACAAGATTTAAGTGCAATAACTGGTGCACCAGGTGCTATATTCATTGACAATGCTAGAAAATTATTTCAAGAATTAACTCAAACAGGTGGTATTAAATTCTCTACATATATAGATGCATTATTACCTACATTTTTAAAAAATATTTACAAAGGTTTTGAAATGTCTAAAGACGGAAGAGCGTATTCATCTACAGGCACTTTGCTAACTGATGATATCAACGCTTTGGATATATTATGGCAGAGTATAGGTTTTACTCCTACTAAAATATCAAAAGAAAGAGAAGCATTGCGCCTAGAAAAATTTACTGGTGGCGAAACAAGAATGTTTAGGACCAGAATAAACAATTTAATAACTGAAGGTTTTAGAAATATAATGGTAGGTGCAGAGACAAATGATAGAGATCTTATAGAAAAAGGAAACGATCAGCTAGAAGAAGCACTAGAAAAAGTAATTGTATTTAATTCTAAAATGGACCCAACTTATAATTTTTTTCCAGACGTAGATGCTTTAAGGAATGAAGCCATGAAAGATTTATTTAAAAACTTTAGATTAACACAGTACCCCGCTGGTCAAATTATTAGAAACCTACGAGACCGTGAGGTACTAGGATTAGATTAACACATCCAAGAAACCCACTCTTTAGACTTAGATCCTTTAGGCTCATCAACTACTACAGGAACTTGGAATGTCACCCCGTATTCTGGGTGTGTAAACCATAGCGCTTGTTGTGGTCGCTCTGATGTAAATCTATTTGAGTAAGCATACTCGTCATATCCTTTAGTAGATCCATTAACAATAGTACCTTTTAAAGATATATACTGGTGGTAGTGCCCAAGTAATACGTAATCAATAGTCTTATTTCTATTATGGTATTCTTGTTTAATCTTCTGCACACCACGTGCTATCGGACCAAGCATACCCACAATTCCCGTGCCCCCTGCCACACCGAGACGATCTCCATGTGTCAGTAAGTAGTTAATACCATAGACTTTATATACTGTATCAAAGCCTGTAGGTATTTGGAACTGTATACGGTTATCATTTTTAAAATGTCTTGCTAACAGATTGTATAGCATCCAATCATAGTTAGTTTTTGCCGCTTGTTTGTGGCGATATTGCTTATAAGTTCTGGAGTGATTACCATAGGTACAAGGTACAAATACTTTACCGAAAACTTTAGCAAATCTTTCTAGTGCCCATGTCATATTATCTAGCAAATCCAACACATGTTCTATATTAGTGCCATCATTGTTTTCTGCTAGCTCGTCATGTATATCACCAGATATCATATCGCCACCCAAAGCACAGATTATTCCTGGATATCTAGGATTAACCATGTGATTCGTACATAAGTCAATAGTAGTTTCTACTACGTTCTTAAATCTCTTTAATGCTATATCTCTATCGTATTTATTAATACCATTAACAGCTTGTTCATCTACTACTTCGCCCCAATGAAAGTCAGATAAAAATATAGTAGGCACACCTGGCGCGCCTTTTGCTTTTGTATTTTTGGTCAGCCATTTTGGCGGCTTGGCTACATGCTTTTCTGCTTTTATTAAACTGTCTTTTAATCTTTGATGCGCTAAATTTTCTCTAGCTAATACATCTACTTTCTTTTTTAATTCACGAACTTCTGCATCGTGTTCATACTGTTGTTCTATTAATGCTGCTTCAGCATCGGGGGGCACGACTGTAGGTTTAACTCCTTGTAGTTGTGCTTGTTCTATTCTTTCTAGTAATGTTGTGCGTGGTATACCCAGCTCTCTAGAAGCTGCGGCTTTGTTACCCTTGTTATTAATTACTGCATTTAATGCATCAATTAATATGCTTTTTGCTGTTGGTTTACCCATGATGTTCTCCTGTAATTGTGGTATATTACCATTATTTTATACTATTGTCAAGTAAATTCTACTGTGATATAATTATCTAATGATACACACAGATGCAATAGAAATGACAGCTCCTGTTGTCAAAATCGGTGGGGATGCTGTTAAGGTAGAAGAATCCTCAGATGATTCCGAATCCAAAGAGTAGATAAAAACCATGAACAGAGCTGCAATGGAGCAAATGATAAAGAAAGCTCCCGCTTCTCGAAAGAGAAAGCCTAAAAACCCTAACGTAGATAAGCGTGTTAAAAAGTTAATGTCTAAACAAGCTAAGAAAAAATCTTTTATGTCTAGCTTAAATAGACCATCACCTACTTTATCTAGAATACAAAAAGATTTAAAAGTTAAAAAGAAAAAACTACAGAGACCATGAAGAAAAAATCTACAGTTAATAAAGCAGGTAACTATACAAAACCTGGTATGCGTAAAGCACTATTTAATAGGATCAAAGCTGGAGGAAAAGGCGGAGCTCCTGGACAATGGTCAGCTCGTAAAGCTCAAATGCTAGCTAAACAGTACAAATCAAAAGGCGGAGGTTACAAATGATTCGTATTATTAAAAAAATTATTTGCAAAATATTTCACATAAAAGAATGTAAATGCAAATTACCTAAGAAAAAGAAAGGGAAAAAATAATGCCAATGGGAAAAGGAACTTACGGAAGTAAGAAAGGTAGACCGTCTAAGAAAGCTAAGAACCAGAAGCCAATGAAAGAAGTTAAGAATGGTAATGGTACAAAAGGTAAATTAACTGGAGCTCAAAAGACTTTACCTAAGTTCTTGCAAGACAAGATCATGAAGTCTAAAAAGAAAAAGTAATGGCTCTTGCCAAATCGCAGAGAAGTTTAAAGTCATGGACAAAACAGAAATGGAGAACCAAATCTGGAAAGCCATCGACACAAGGACCTAAAGCTACAGGAGAAAGATATCTACCTTCTGCTGCTATAAAGTCTTTGTCACCTGCTGAGTACGCTGCCACTACTAGAGCTAAAAGAAAAGCCAGAGCTGCTGGTAAACAACACGCGGCTCAACCAAAGAATATAAAGAAGAAAACAAAAAGATTTAGAAAGGTATCATAATGTTAAATCTATTAGTAGGACCTCTAACATCTTTGATAGGAGATACAGTCAAGGGGTTTGTTGAGACTAAGAAAGCAAAAGCTGACTTAGCTTTGACAGAAATAAAAGCACAGAAAAGTTTAAAAGAACAACAGATCGCAGGTAAAATATCGTGGGAAGCTTCCGCTGTAGATCAAATGAAAGGGAGCTGGAAAGACGAACTAATTTTACTATGCCTGTTAATTCCAGCGGTGCTAGTATTTATTCCTGGATGGACACCACACATCAAAGCAGGATTTGAAGCATTGCATAGTTTACCAGATTATTACAAACATTTATTATATATTGCTTGTTCTGCAAGCTTTGGTATTAAAGGTGCTAAGGGCGCTATGGGATTACTATCTAAGAATGGCTCCAAGAATACCTAGAAAGAAAGGACAACCTGTTGGTTCAAAGAAACACTCAGACTTATACACAGACGAAAACCCAAAAGGTACAATCAAAGGACTTGGATTCAAAGATGCCGCATCGGCTAGAAAGAGCGTGTCTAAAATTCGTGGAAGCGGTAGAAGCCATGCTCATAAAACTCAAGCAGCTATTGCAATGGAGCAGCGAGCTCGCGTTGCTGGCAAGAGTAAGCCTGCCGCTATATATAGGAAGTTTATTGAATCACAAAAAAGGAAAACAAAAGCAAGACGAAGATGAACATAATAAACATTGGGGCATAGGAGGATTTTAATGTTTGAAGAACTTAAGGAGAGAATAAAAGAACACGAGGGATTTAGAAATATCGTTTATAAGGATAGCTTAGGATTTGCTACCATAGGATATGGTCACCTCGTTACAACGGAGGACAACTATGAAGAAGGTATTGAATATAGTCAAGAACAATTGGAAGCCGTGTTTGAAAGTGATTTTGAAAGCGCCTGTAATTCTGCTGACGTGGTCGCTCAAGCAAATAATATCAATCTTGACGATCATCCGCAACCTGTTAAAGAGGTTCTTATAGAAATGGTATTTCAGCTAGGTGTTGGGGGTGTAGGTAAGTTTAAAAAATTCTTAGCAAATTTATCTACTAAGACCTATCACCTAGCCGCAGATGAAATGCTTGACTCGCGCTGGGCAAAGCAGACCCCAATGCGTGCGGAGAAACTATCTTATATCATCAGAGAACTAGCCCACTAGATGTCTTTTCTAGTAGCTAACGTACCACCTGTAAAAGTTTGGGTTAAGAAACAATATCTCTATGACCTCGAAAGGGGGCACGGAGAATACGTAGAAGGCATATGGACTACTGTTAAATCTATACAAGGCAG